CTGCCCCTCGTATACCTGCCGAGGTAATGAAGAACATTGCGTCGGCTAGAGCTGCTGGCGCTTGCGCTGTTTCACCAGCTAAAGATTTCACATCTTTTTCGAAAGCTTCAACAGCTTCGGAAGACAGACCTACAAGCGATTCGATTTTTTTCATCGAAGCGTCAAAGTCTGAAGCCATCTTGATAGAAGCGCCACCGACTAATCCAATAGGCATCGTCAATTTTTTAGTAAGTAGCTTGCCAGTCGCAGAAGTTTTAGCGCCGAACTTTTCTAACCTTGTCTGAGCTGTTTGAATAGTTTTCTGAAATTGCGTGGCATCAGCAGTTATTAAAGCCTTGACCGTCGTAATCATCGACATTTATTTTCGCCTGCTTTTATTTTTCGCCATTTCATTAGCTCGTTTCCGCTCGTCTGCTTCTATCTGGTAAAGCGCTCGCCATTCTGTAATTTCAGAGCTTGACATTCTGGTAAGCAACTCGCCGACTGGCATTCCTAAATCTCTGGCGAGATGGAAATAAAATCTTAGCTCAGGGTTTCCCCCTCCGAGTCCGAGGAATCTTTTCCCACCTCATCAACCGAATCTGCTGCGAGGCCAGAAATCTTTAGGCACGCTTGCGCTACTTCATCAACTGTTTGAGCGGATTTTTCAGCAAGCAACCATTCCAGATCTTCTTCGGCGAATACTTGCTCGCCTGTATCTGGATCGAAACAGCAATGAAGCAAAACCATCGAATACAACTTAGTCGCCGTATTATTTCCGGTTTCATCGCTCCATTCCTCTTGCATTTGTGAACGTTGCAGGGCAGTCATTGACCGCACTCCCATTTTCACATCCCAAGCTTCGACATCGATAATCAGAACTTCCCGATCATCTGCTTGCCTGATTTTATTTGCCAGTTTACTCATATCTCTCTCCTTATTATTTGACTACTTTTTAGTAGGTTCCGCGTGTGACTGCTCCGGTGACTTGCAGGTCTGCTGAATAGGTCACGACATCGCCGACAGGATTGCTAGTACTGTAGTTGGTCATGATCGCTTCTCCTGAGTATTTGACGTATCCGGAAGTTGAACCTGCTGGACCGTAAATGAACGATCGGCTTGCTGGCTCTGTGCCTGCAAGATATCCGTCTACTGTCGCATCCCAAAGTCCGGATACGCTGAACGTAGAATCTTTCAAACCTACGATGTAGCTTTTAGCGCTAGCTCCGAAAGCTGTTGTTTCGGCTGTATCTATAGTCTGCGGAAAACCGACATCAGTCAAAGTGTTTGAAAGGTTCCGGCTAGTTCCGCCAGTGTCGTCGAGCGCAAAGTCTGTTGACTTTCCATGTGCAAAAGTTGGCATAGTTGATTCCTCCTAGAATCTAGCGAAGCTCACCATGAAAGTGATGGCTCCTGATGATCCGGCTCCTGCTGCCGTCACCCGAAGGTAACGGTTAACAGTTCCGGTTACGGCAGACAATTGTGAAGTTTTCGCAGTAGCTCCCACAGCCGTAAAGCTAATGAGATCTGCCCAACTACTATCATCTGCCGAGTGTTGGATTTTAATTGTTGTTGTTCCGTTTTCTGTATTCGTTGGGACATGAACAATGCCCATGCCTCCATTCGCTGAACTGGCAGCATTGTCAACGGAAGCCAATGCGCCTAGCGATCCATGTGCGATGCTAGCACCAAGAGTTAACTGAACTCCTTGAGCAAGCGCGTACGTTACGTTCGACGTTCCATTAGTCGAGCATTCGAAATCTGCGCTAATTGCTGCAACATCGCCAAGCGGAGAACTGATCGAATAATTTAATTCATTCGCTTGAGCCAAAATAGCTTTACTGCCTATAGCAGCAGCGCCTTCTCTAACTGTCACAAGCGGAGTCGTTGCGTTTCCTAAAAGCGCTTGAAGTTCTTCATCTGATCCGTCAGTCGTTGCCGACCATAAACCAGACAGGGAAAGAGTTCCGGTTCGTAAACCAACGACGAACGATTTATTAGTCGCTGCGTAAGTTGTGGTTTCTGCGGTGTCGTTCGAAATAGCTAGATCGCTGCTATTAAAATATGTAGTCAGGTCGAACTCGTCCACATAGACTGCTGTGTTTTTACCATGAATGAAAGATGGCATTACTTGATTCCCTTCTTATCGGGGGGTGCGACGTATCCTTGTTTTACGAGCCAGTCTGTTGCTTTCAAATCGATAGTTGAACCGACTTCGTAAACCTTGCCAGCAACTTCAATCGCTGAATCGCCTGATGGTCCTCCGGTGACTATGTACTTTGGCATTCGACCTCCGTATAGGCGTGAACCAACCAAAAGGTCGATCCACTTGGGATACTTGCCCCACTGGGGGGACTGTGACTTATCGCCATAGTAGCGGTCGTTGGGTGGCTTGTCATGGGGTTACAAAAAAATTAGCGTATGAGCCGATTTGTGGGGCAATAACTTTACGATTCTGAGTTCTCCACTTTTCCCGATTTGCATAGTCCCCCTTACTATGGTAAAATGGGTAGGTGAAGTTAAACCAAGAGAAAGAAGGTGATTGTATGGCATGTCATATATGCCGATTGATTACTCATGTCGAAAATGGGATGAAGTACGCGCTCGGTTACTCGGCAACCGATCCAGATAGTAAACGGACATTGACAAGGGTTGAAGCTGTGAAACATTTACAGCAGAAACCTAATCATGTTGGGTGCCCATTTGGCAGAGCGGAAACAATAGTTGAAGCCTGTTGCGTCAACCAGATACGGAGAGAAGGCAAGCGGATTCTTCAAGCTGGAACCAACGTGAATGTTCAACTGAAAAGAATGAAGGGTACACGCAAAGACGATGGCTATGTTGTCGAGTGCTATTCGGACAATACGGTAAAAGTGTTTCTGAACAAACTCGGCGATGCGTTCATTGTCCCTGTCGATGAGTTCGTAGTCGGGCGTTGTGGGACTAGCGAAGTGGGAGGGAAATAGTATGGGTTGGAATCAATCAGAAGCCGGTCGTAATGACCGCCAACAACAAGAATGCTACGCAGCGGAAAAGAAAGTAAACTGGCAAAGCTATCAAGCGACCGAACGACTTGAAGACTTGCATGACGTGTGGGTCTTTACGAACAGGTTGCTGAACCGTAAGTCATTCGCTCGACGATATTTCACAACTCACTGCCGGTTAGTTTGCCCACCAAAGACTAAGCCTCGAAAGTTCGGGCATGGCCACAGCATGCAAATTTCAGGACCGAACGGTCACGGATTAAACATCTCGCCTCATAGTCGTGCAGGGTCCGGAAGCAAACATGAAATTTCGTTAGCCAAGTATGCGAGGCAAAAGTGGATCATCGTTCATGAACTCGCCCACGTCGTAGACTGGAATGAGAACGGTATGCCGGAACATTTATGGCATCAAGGTCACGGCTGGCAGTTCTGCGCTATTTATTTGAATCTAACTAGTATGGCATTCGGCGTTGAAGCGCAGAAAGAACTACGGCAAGCGTTCAAGGATGGCAACGTTAAATATACGAAACCGAGTAAAGGGAATCAGCGACCGAACGATCCTGACCCTGACCGAAATTGGGTGGTGTAAAAGAAATATTAGAATTGTTTGTGTTAATAGTTGTATATCCCCCTTATACATGTATAATGAATACATGAAGTTAAACACCACACCAAATCAAGGAGAAAACAAAATGGGATGCCCAACAGATAACAACAGAATGGTAATGGTAACAGTCTACAACACAGCCAAATCAGCCACCTTTCAAGTTCATCACAAAGACTGCCGTGACAATAAGAAAGAAAAAGAAACAGCAAACAACTCGTGGGACGAAGTAGTTGGGCTAGGCGTAACCGTAACCGGAGAAAAATTCCCAACAGCAAAAATGCTAGCAATGGCACTCAACAGAGAAAACGACTTCGAAGGTGACAACCAATACACAGAAGAAGATTTCAAACTTCACAACTGCGTTCACAACAAGTAAAGGAAAGGGCTGAGCGGTAAGACCGCCTCCGAGTTCACGGCTCGGCAGTTCACGACCAAAACAAAACCAAGGAGAAAAGAAAATGAAAACACTACAAGACCTCGAAGTAGGAATGGAAACCAAAAGGGGAAGGGTCATCTCAATCATGGAGATCGGTTCCTCACTCAGGGTTACATTCCTAAGAGTTCCAATGGGGAACACCCAAATAGCTCACGAAATGGTAACCGCCGATTCTGTCAAAGAACTCTAAGTAGAGAAAGGGCTGAGCGGTAAGACCGCCTCCGAGTTCACGGCTCGGCAGTTCACGACCAAAACAAAACCAAAGTTTGTCTAATTAGAATGAAGTTATTTCGAAACCGTCAGGGAAACGATAACGATTAGGATCATTAATAGCGCCAGTGCCTAGCTTAGTCGGAGGCTGTGACAAGTTCGGAACCATATCAATCTTGCACCGGCAGTTCGGATGGGCAGGAGGATAAGCTCCCATTCCTGTCCCCCAATTAAAAGACTGATTCAATAAGACTTTTCTTCCGCCCATCGGTTGGCAGATTTCACAAACGTCTACAGGTCCGGTCACCCATTCTTTCATAGTTGTAGGGCCGACTAAACCATCTGTCTGAACCTGCAACATAGTATCAAGAGCGCCCCTGTTCTGAGCGTAAGCGGTTTCCGTTCGTGCGATCATTCTCGCTCTAGCTCGTCGGAGTTTATTGCCGTAGCGTTGACCGTGGTTATCTGTGCGCCTAATAATTTCTTTCGCTCCGATACGAGGTGTTTGAGATAGATTCTCTGCGTACCTGTTCATGCTTCGATCAACCGCTAAAGCCCACCGTGGGAAAAGACCGTTCGTGTTCGGAACTATTTTAGCTGCGTAATCCGCTCCTGTTATTGGCACAGGAGAAACCTCTTGCAATAAACCGAACAATGATCTTGCCGTTTGTTGCGGTGTCAATCCGGTGACTGTTCGGCCAGTGTTAAAAGTTTGCTGAGCGGTGAACCCTCTCGCTATGACCGTTTCAATGTTCGCTTGAACGTCAGCTACTACAGAATCAATAATCAAACCGGAACGGAACCTTGCGTAAACTTTGGCAGGCATATTATCGGGCTGCTGGTTGAAAAGATCCAACGGAGGTATCGTGGCATCCCACGGGTAAGGCTCCCACGGTATCGAATCGAGAGCTTTGGTCATTTCGTTAATGCTCGTCAATCTGGCATTCGATCCAAGACGACGAAGTTCTGCGTTGATGCTATCTCGAATCCGGTATGCCATGTCGTTCGCCCCTTGAACGTATACGGCAAATATAGCGAGAGTGATATCTTCTTGAGCTGGAAGAAGCTCCGCTATCAAATTCTCCATCGCTCTGGTTTCATTGACTTCATTAAAAATGTAACGGCGAGAGAAGTCTTCAGGTATGCGATCCATCGCAGCTAAAGTGCTTCGGTAAATGTGGCGCTCTGCTTTATCTAAAGCGTCGGTATCTGTCGGCCTGAACTTCGGCAGATGATTGTCGCCCTTTTTTTTCTGAACCCACGAAACCGTGACGGTCATTACAAGACTTCTTCAGCCTGATCCGTTGGTAGTCCTGCGAGTTCACGCAAATGATCTGAAAGGCCATCGTCAGGTAGCATCGCTCCAGAGCTTGTGAGTTTAGAAACGTAATCGCCAAGAACGCCAATATCGGGATCTCTAGGCGCAGAGTATTTCAAAGTCGGAGCAAGTCTTTCATCTACTCCGTTCAGTTTCATCAACCGTGGAATGCCGTAATTGTTGAACACGTCGGCTATGCCAGAAAGCCACGCTTCGATCGAGTCCATGAATAGTTCTATTTTCGAAACGCTCAAAGATTGAGTGCCGACTTTCTCATGGCCCAACAACAGAAAATCAGCTAGAACGCTCATAGCGATTTTTTGGTCGTAGCGGTTAATTATTTGATTCGTGTCAAATTGGCGACGGCCACCGGAAGTTAGGAGTTGGATGTCGTAAGCTTTCTGCCCTGTCTCAGGGTCATAAGCGAGAGGGAAGACTAGACCTTCCTGTTCGTCTCGGCGTATGTTACGCACGATTCGTTTGATCTCGTTTAGCGCAGCGGTTTCTTGCGAGGTGGCGTTATCTGAAAGTAGTTGAGGTGGAACGAAAGCAACTGGCAGTCCTGCAAGATCGCGTTCTATGCCTATCGCCTCAATCGTGATTATGCGTTTCTGGTAATACCATGATGTGTAAGCGGAGCGGAGAATGCTTCTACCTCGTGGGTTATTCATCCGAGTTGAAGTCCGAAACAATAACGCTTTTTCTATCGGAATATAAACAGGTCCGCTTCCCGATAACGGATTCATTTGAGTCATGCCTTCAATGCCACCGTTATGATCGAAATGCCATTCGTACACGGTGTCCTGAGAACGCATAGGAAGTTTACGCCAGCCGATCCTACCGTCAACGAATTTAGAACTTTCGCCGTCTTCGGTTTGACCTGTTCTGCGTTTGTAAACTATTTCATTGAAACTAAAACCGTAAGTCAGCATCGTAAGAATGTTGTTGATTGTGTCTTGCCAACTCATCGACATGTCGTTCATGCAAGACGCTACGAACTCGGCTTCATCGATTGCCCGCTGGTCGTTTGCGTCTGCCGGAACTACGCTCCAATCAACTGAACGGAAAAGCATTTCTATCGACGCTAATATCCCGCCGATGACAGGATGGTTTTCAGCCATCTCACGGTAAATAGCGTAGCCACGTTTTCCTTGAAGTTGGCGGAGGAAGTCTTCTTCGACGCGTCCGCCGTATTGGACAAGTCCGGAAGAACCGATCTCCATGAAGTCGGTTGACGTTGCTTTTTTTACGTCGCTCATTTAATTGATCTCCCAAGGACTTGACCTAGTATCTCCGAAAGGTATTACCGCTGCCGGAAGCTTACTACCTACGAGAAGCTCTGTCACGGCCCAAACTAAAGCGTCTAATCTATCAGGCGATTGAGAGTCCACAGTCCATGAACACATTTGATCTTCAAGCTGTGGAAAAGCGCCAACGTGTTTCACTTTTCCCTGCTCGTAAAGCGCTGAAACTGGTTCTGCTCTGGTCCGTTTCCCTCTCGTGGCGTGGACTGCTTTTATCGGGATATTGGATTCAACTGTTTGTAACGTATGGCGTACCATGTCGCCTCCCTGATTGGCTTCAACGACGATGCGGTCAGCGGAAGAACGATGGTACAAAGCAATAGCAGCGGTGGCCCATTCAACCGGAGAACCTTGCAAAGATTTGTCATCCATCACATACGCTACGCCTTGACTGTCACACCCGACTGCTACGATTCCGGTTTCTGCGCTTTCTGAATTATTAGAAATGGCAGGGTCTACTCCAACGACGATACGAACAAGATCAGGAAAAGTAGTCACTCGGCAATCTTCAATCATTTGCCTACTCCATAAAGCACCCAACACATCATCAAGGATTTCTGCGTGCAATTCTTGTCGGCCTAAGCGAGTGCCCTCATATCTGGAAAGGACTTCTTGGAGGAATGTTGGTGCGAGGTTTGCTTTATTCTCGAACGTGCTTCCCCTCGTTACTGCAACATCGGCACGTTCTACAAGTTGTCGTATGAGCTTTGTCGGTCTTGGTGTTGTTGTCGCTACTAGCCTTGGATCGTTCCCAATTCGCAAACCGAAAATGAGTTGGTCCCAAGCGTCAGGATAACGCCACGCTGCGATCTCATCACACCAAGCCAGATCGTGGTTCGGTCCTCTTAATCTGTCTGGTTCGTCTGCGGAAAAGGTTGTTGCCTTCGCTCCGTTATAAAACGTGATGCGCCGTTTCGATGGTTCATATCGTGGTCGTTGTTCATTTGGGAAGATACGCATAAGACCTGATTCGCCTTCTACCATTGTGTCTCGAACGTCTGCTGCGGTAGCTCCAACCAAAGCGATTCTATTTGCTTGTCCTTGTTGGACTTTCTGCCGTACCCATTCCGCTCCGCTTCTCGTCTTGCCGAATCCACGGCCTGCAAGAATGAGCCATACACGCCAGTCGCCTTCTGGGGCAAGCTGTTTCGGTCTGGCCCATAATGTCCAATCCCACATCGCTTGTCGTTGTTCTTCATCTGTGAAATCCGTGTACCAATTTTTGTCTAGCTGAAGAAGCCTTGATATTATTGAATCTTCGGTCATATTTTTAAATATTTAGTGACATTGGGTGACATCTTTGAACACTGGTGAACATTTCTGAACATTTCTGAACATTTAGTGACATTTCTAAACATCTTTTAATATTTTTGCTTCAATCCCTGAGCGGTTTATTTCCTCTAGCCTTGTTAAACGTTCACGCAGAAGTTGTCCGATGTCGGTTTCTAAAGCTCCACCATTTACCCCACTGAGTTCAACTTGTCGTGGTGCATCTATCCCATAAAGCGCTGCTCGTCTTTTGCTGATGTTGAGAGCGCCATTAACAATATGTACAATTGTTTGCGGATCTGCTTTTTGCCGTTGCGCTGTTTCAAGTTGTCCAATTACTGTTCGCCACAAATGGTCGAGGCGTTCATTCTCTAAAATTCGGAGTTCATCAACCGCTTCACCACCCCACATTTTAATTGCTTGACTGTAAGCTTCTTTCGCTCCTTGCCTCCCTGCGTAACCTACTCGATCGGCTATTTGTTGAAAGCTCAAACCGATTGAACGTAGGCGCACAACTTCTTCATATTTTTCAATAACTTCGTGAGATCTATTTGTTTGCGTCTTTGCCATTGTCCAGAGCCTAATGTCCACCTGTGATGTTTACAAGCGTTCTGCTGTTTGCCCAGTATGGTCTTGCCATCGTTGGACGATTACGTCGCAGTATCCTTGGTCGAGTTCGGTTAGGACGCATTTGCGGTTGAGTTCTTCTGCTGCGATTATTTCTGGTGCTGTTCCTGCAAATGGTACGCCTATTGTGTCTCCTATATAGCTGCTTGTTCTTAGGATTCTTTTCATTGCTTCAACTGGTTTGGGCGTTGCGTGGTTGAATCGTTCCTCTCCGTACACTCTGGAAAGTTCCCAGACATCTGTCATGAGTTCGTGTTCGTTGTTAAAACCTGTTCGTTGTTCTCTGAGTTGTTTGCCGAGATCGGTGCGGTATTCTTGGACGTTTGGAAAGCGCTTCTCGAAGAGTTCGTCGTATGTGATGTCGAATGCTTGTCCTTGGGCTGCGTTCTGTAAGATCTTGTAATTGTTTCTGCTTAGGATTTGGAATTGAGATTTGCCGAACCAGTGCCCTGCCATGAATGATTCGGTGAGTCTATTGACATGATTTTTGGTCCATTTAACTTTGTCGAGTTGTTCGTTGAGCCATGTACGAAAAGGTTCGTAGCCCTCCCAATAATCGTCTTTGTTTTGGTTACTGAGGAATTGTTCACCCATCATGAAAAAGAGGCAACGTTCAGAAGCGGTGGGGTACATGTGATGTTGTGGAGATCCCATTCCCATTCCGCTTCCTTTATCCCAAACTATTTCGTTTCTGAATGTGAGGTCTGGGTCTTCGCTGAGTCCGCTTTTCCACCAGAGTCGCCAAAGATCTTCGGCGTTTCCCCAAATGTAGAGGCTTGCGTTTTCAGACATCACTGGTTTCCAAGCTGCCCACCATGCAAGTTGGAAAGCGTCTAATGCTTCTCTGTAAAGATTGTCATTAAGGATGCCGTCTTTTTCTTTTCCCATTCCGTAAGGTGGGTCGGCGTGCAATAGATTAACAGTTCTGCCATCTAAAAGTTTTTTAATATTGATCGGGTCTGTCGTATCAATGCAGTAAAGAATGTGATCTCCCATACGGATAATGTCTCCTGCTTGTGTGATGGGTGGAGGAGGTGTCACTGGTTCGGTCATTTCTTTTTCTGGTTTATCTACCACGCTGATATCTGCGAGGAGGTCGTCTAAATCGTCACCGTCATATCCGGTTCCGGTTAATCCGTTTTCTTGGTTGAGTGCCATGTCTTTCAAGAGATCGGCAAGAATATTGTCGTCATAGGTAGCGAGGTCGCTTGTCCTGTTATCGGCTAAGAGGATTCTTTGCGCCTCATTGTCTTCAACATCTACCCAATAAACCGGAACTTCTTTCATGTCTAAAGCTTGCGCTGCTTGGAGTCGGTGATTGCCTGCCAACACTCGCCCTGTCGATTTCTGAGCAACTAAAGTTCCGTACCATCCGTTAGCTTCAATGCTTTCAACGATCGCTCCGACATCGCCCTGTCGAGGGTTATCGGGATGTAAATGCAACTTTGAAACGGCAACTATTTCTGCCGGTAATTTTTCCGCCATTTGTGTTCTCTCCTTTCTCATACATTAAACCATCAGATATCAGAATGTAAAGATTTAACATAAAGCCTGCTCATGGCCAGAAAAAAAAGAATACCTAATATTGTTTGTCTAGGGTGTTGCATATCCCCCCCCACTAGGGTAAGGTAAGTACATGAAGTTAAACACCCAAACAAATCAAGGAGAAAAGAAAATGGAAACAAAAACGGAATTGCAAAGAATGGAAATAGGCGAAAGTAAATGTGTAATAGCAAGATTCATCAACGCCACGATCGCCACTGGTCCGGTCTTTGATGAAAACAAAAGTCAGGTATCCAGAAATAAGCGATGCCTAGACCTAACCATCCAAAATAATCACGGTGGCACAGTACAAATAAATATGACAGCCCAACAAGCAGGCGAACTAGCCAGCAGGTTGATGCACTTAATAACACAAACCCCAGACTTCCTTAAAGAAGAAGTAATTTAAGGGAAAGGACTGAGGGGTAAGACCCCCTCCGAGTTCATGACTCGGCAGTTCACGACCGGACAATCCGGCAAACCAAGGAGCAACCATGAATTACGAAATAGCAAATCGAGAAACGGGCTTAATCAAAATAGGTTTAGACCACTTAATCGAGATAATCGAAGCAGATCCAAAACCAGATCTCGAACTAATCCAAGACTTGGAAAACATCAAAGCAATTTTTATGCCTAAAGGAAAAAACGATGTCTGAGAATGAATCTACCTTATGGGATAGCATCAAAAATGAACCTACCCTATGGGATTCTGTCATTGGAGGGAAGACTGGCAGAACCCATCCTGTGACAAGCCAGCGAGCAGGGCGGAGAGTTAAGAGTGGAACTCAGAAACATCAAATACTGCGATTGCTTTACGCTTATCGTGAAGGTATGACAGCGTATGAAATGCGTGGCCGTATTCTGAACAATGCACAAGACCCGATCTCCACAAACCAGATCGCCACACGCTTACTAGAGCTGAGGGAAAGCGGAATGGTTGAGTTCGTTCGTGACAATGTTACAGGAGTGATTCTTGAACGAGAGACCACGCCGAATAATACCGGACAAGTTCAAAAAGCAAGCGACTTGGGAATACAAAATGCCCTCTAAAACTAATTTGTATAGTCCCCCTATAATATACTAAAGTGTGTTAACCAACCAAGAAAGGAAATTGAAATGCCGAAAATTACATTACTAGGATTCACTCCAAAAGAAGAAACAGAGAATCCCTACCTGAAAGAGCTTTACGATGTGGTTCATGTAATCAATGAAACTTACAAAGAACAATTTGGAGGTAGCGATGAGTGAAATGATATCCACAGAACTTGAAGTTATCCCCAACGATGCGCTCGTAAGGCCATCAGGGTCAACGAAAGATCTTGTCAACGCAATGAACGACTATCAAGAGCTATGCCAGAGTTTACTAAACGACTCTGACTGGCAAATGATTCAAGGTAAGCGATTCCCGAAAAGGTCAGCGTGGCGAAAGCTCGCAGTAGCTTACGGAGTGTCTTTCGAGATCCGTGACCGGCAACTGCTTTGGGATGATGATGGTGCTTTGAAAGCTGCCGAGTTCGTAATCCGAGCGACAGCACCCAACGGTAGATTCGCTGATGGGTGGGGAGCTTGTTCCGTTGCTGAAAGAAACGCAGGGCGGAAAGCAGTCCATGACATACCGGCAACTGCTGAGACAAGAGCCAAGAACCGAGCAGCAGCAGACTTGTTCGGAATGGGCGAAGTTAGCGCTGAAGAAATCGACCGGAACGCCATGTATATTTCTCCAGATACGGCAGCGAAGCTACGAGGCAGAATTGATCCTTTGACTTTAGAACGTCGAACAGTTCTTACCGGATTGTGGAAAGATTCAAAATATCCTAAACTTGAATTCCTCAATGATGACCAGTGCGAAGCGATTCACACTTGGGTTGATAATTTGGAAATGTTCGCCGAACCAGAATCAGACTCCCTAACTATTATTGAAAGCGAAGAAGACCAAGAAGAATCTTTCTAGGGGGAAGATTCTT